GTGTACGGCGACATCCAGGGCGCGATCGACTGCGGTGTGAACGAACCCGCCGCATCCATGATCCCGCGCGAGCCGGCCGCCGCCGCGTCCGTGATTCCCGAACCCGTCGCCTGCTGCAGGTTCTGAAGGCTCGACGCCACCTGCCCCTGAAGCAAGTTCCCCGAAAGCTGGGGCACGCCGTTGAGCAGCGGGCCGGTCGACTGGTCGATGTAGTTTGCCGCCTGGTTGATGTAGGGGGCGCTGATGCCTTGCGCCCCTCGCACCGTGTTCATGGCAGCCATCTGATCCGGCGAGAAACCGGCAACGGTCTGGCCTGGATAGGCCTCGTATGGCGTGGCCGCGACCTGCTCGGCCCGGTTCACCACCCTGCCATAGGCGTCGAGGAAGACCTGCGGCGGCCCGTTCTGGGATACAGTCGTCTGCGGGCTGCCGCCGGACATTGCCTACCTGCCTTTCATATCAGGCGGCGGGTAGATGTATGCCGCCCCCGCCATGCGGAACTTCCGCGAGTATAGACGCATTTTGGACACGACGCGCCATGCGCCGAGAACACCGTTCAGGAGGTAGACGCGCGAGCCCTGCACTCGGCTCCACTCGTCGACCACCCACTTCTGGAAGTCCATCAGGTCGTCGATCATGTCGGTCCGGCGATGGTCGGGATGCACGTAGCAAACCAGTTCCTGCATGACCCACTGGTTGCTCCACCACCACTGCGTCGGCACCATGACGCACACCGCCACCGGCTTCTTGTCCGGGCCGTCAATGACGCCCACGATGCCGCCCTGCCGCCGCGTGCCGAGGTGAACATGCTGAAGCATCCGGTCAGGATCCGGGATCGCCACATGCGCGGCGTTGTCCTCCACATCCATCATCAGTAAGTCCATGACCGCAGGTTCATCCGCAATGTTCGCCACCCGCACCGCCTTGGGCTTGGCCGCCGGCAGCACCGGGTTCTCGCGATCGTCCCAGGTCTTCAGCCACGCGAGCAGTTCCTTCTGCCCTTTCCGCGCATCACCACCACCCAGGCGCTCCAGGTGGAGGCGACGCACGACCATGCCGCCGGCGTCCTCGCTTGCGGCATCGGCAGTCACGATTTCACCGGGCCCGGCAGCTTCCGCAACTTGCGGATGTGCTTTCGCCTCTGATCCACCACCCACCGATCGAACCATTGAACCCCCTTCTTGTGGTCGCCTCGGCCGAACCCGCTCACTTCGTCCGGCTTCACGACAAACTCGCCATCGGACAGCAGCACCGGGGACGCACCCTCTGGCACCCCGCCACCCTGCGCCCGCATCATAGACCGCCGGGCGATCATGTCCTGGATTGCGCGCGCACCGGCTGCGCTGTTTCCTTCCCCGAGCGCCGAAACGATATCGGCCGGGATCACATAGGCGCCCGCGGGGGCCACGGTCCGCAGCCGGTCCGCCCGGCCGGCAGTGTCCCCATCCAGGAAGCCTTCCGCAATGCCAGGACGATGCGTGTCCCCCAGGGCACCGCCCCGCGCGCGCCGGTTACGCCGCTGAATGTCCAGGGCAATAGCAACCGCCTGCTTGGGGTCATACTTCTCGGACCGCAACTGACGGATGTTGTCGGACACGGCCTCCTTCGAGGCAGACTTACGCAGGGGCATTTTCCGGTCCTACTGTCGGCTCCATGTCCTTTGCGGAACTATTCATCAGAATGGCGTGTGATGCCGCAGCAAGGCCTCCGACGAGCATCACATCCTGCGATCCCGAATTGGATGCGTACCGGTAGGCGATGTTCGTGTTTGGCCGCACTCCCGTCATCGCCACAGCCATGAACTCGCCGCGCCTCGCACGCGCCAGCCAGTCCTCCAACGCCTCAACCACAGACGGATAGGCTCCGCCTTCCGGAATGTCCTGCCCCCAAAGCGGGACGATCTTTGCAGTTTCCTTGGGCACCCTCTCAGTTCACGAAGAACACGGACATGCCGTGCCCGAGCACATCGTTTGCCGCCCCGGTCGTCGGGCTCGCGCCCGTCACCTTCAGCACGATAGCGCCCGTCGTTACCTCGGTCCCGATCAACGGCACCGGCACCGGGAACGGCGTGCTGCCGGCCATGCCGAACCCGCTCCCGATCTGCGCCGACGCGCCGGTCCGGTTGAGCATCAGCCGCGCGTTCCACCCGACGTTGTTGTTCGTCAGCACGCCCGACGAGAACACCAGCGACGTCCCGAACCACAGCTTGACCGTCTTGTCGTTGCCGTTCGCCGCGAAGGACCCGAAGGCCTCGATCACGATGCCCTGGTTGTTCGCATCCAGGCACGACGCCGGCAGCGTGTAGGTGAACAGCGTGTCGTCCGTCAGGTCCGCCAGGTTCCCGATCCCGGCGGCAGAGCTCTGCTTCGACAGCGCGCCCGTGGGCAGAAAGGTGGTCGATGACGTCGAGCCCGCATTGATCAGCGGCGGCGGCTTGAAGGTGTTGGTCCCGGTCCAGACGTTGTTGGAGGACGTCGAGATGTAGGACGAACCCAGGCGGTCGTAGATGGCCCCAAGCTGACGCAGGATGTTCGTCAACTGGACGTTGGTCTGATCCAGGCCTTCGACCTTCACGGATGGGAACATCATCGCCGGCCCTCCCTCTGAATCTCAGCCAGCGGCTTGCCGTAGCGCCAGAAGGTGTTGAGCGTCGTGCATTCCACCTTGAACTGCATCACCCGGCCACGGGCCCGGACGATGAAGTAGGGCGTCTCGGCCGTCACGGTGTAGGGCCCATAGGTCCGCACCGGATACCCCGGGTTCGGCACCAGCATGTCCGACACGTAGACCGTGATCTGCACCACCCCGCCATCCGACAGCGTGAAGTCCGGCAGGATGCGCTTGAGGGTGACAAATTCCTCCCCCTCGCTCATCTGGAAGAAGCCGGTCAGGAACCAACTATCCAGCGGCTCCCCATCGAAGTCGTCCGAAATCTCGAACTGCTGGATCAGGTTGTTGTAGTCCGCCCCGATTGGCGTGCCGACCACCGACTGATCCGCCCAGGCCGAGAGCATCAAGGATCCCGAGCCCACGTCCCACAGGTTCTCCAGGGAGTTCCACTTCACATAGGCGTTGCACACCCCTTCGCTGCCCTGCGTCGGATACCACCACGCAAACTCTGACATCGACGAGTTCACCGCGCAGAACACGGCGTCCTGGTAGTTCTTGTCGATGTTGTCGAACACGAAGTCATGCACGTTGCACGGCAGGGTCTGCACTCCACCGCCGCGGTAGATGAAGAACTCGTCCTGCGACATCCAGGCCACAAGCGAGCCGAGGACGCCCACGGCCCGCGGGGCGAGCAACCCGCTATTCTCCCCGATCCGGTTGAACCCGTAGATCAGCGGGAAGCCCACATAGGTCATCGACCACAGATCCAGGTCCGTCCAGATCAGGCCGGACAGCCCGTTCCACAGGCCGGACTGGATGCGGGACCCCGACGACAGCCGGAAGGTGCCCGCCTGATTGACGCTGGTAGCCGTCCAGTCGTTCAGGTCCGCGACGTCGCACCAGCCAATGAGCAGGTCGTCCTGTTCCGTCAGCGTGGCCGAGTAGATTCCCCAGGCCACGGCCTGCTGCTGCGGCGCGGCGACGAACACACCGTTCATGGCAGAAGGGGCGCCCGCCACCGGCGTGGCCACATTCCCCAGGGCCACCGGCGGCGTCCATTCGTAGAGCGTGCCCTGAGCATAGGCCGCGATCAGGTTCTCGCCCCACAGCGCCAACCACCAGACCACAGGGATAGGCGAACCTGCCGTGCCAATGCCGTAGGGGCCCGCGCTATACAAGCCGGTGCCGTAGGTCCCGGTGGTGGAGTCTCCTAGCGGCAGCACCAGGAGGTATTCGACGCGGACGTCACCGCCGTTTTCCTGCGCGGTGGCCGTGCTGGATGCGATCTCATCATCCTCGATCGTGTAGACCGGTCCAACCGCCACCGTGACCGGATAATAGCCCTCGATGTCGATGCCGCCCACCGTGGTAAGCACCCCGACAATGAGCGCCTGCCCTTCCACAAAGGTGCCCGCCCCCAGGGTGATTTCGACCACGCTGGAAAGATTCGTGGTGTCGAACGTCAGCACGTCGCCGCCGCCCACCACGCCCGCCACCGCCGGCGTTCCCACCTCAATGTCATAGGTCCCGGTGCCGACCGCCACGACCGGATACAGGCCCTGAAGCGTAAGCCCATCGACATAGGTGATGTTCACAATGTTGATCCACTGCCCGACCGTGGGGGCAAACATGGCGTCCGTCACCGTCACGATGCTCGACCCGGCAACCGTCGTGAAGGGCAACGCCAGATCGCTGGTCGCCTCGATCGGCTGGATCGGGGAAATCTCCCCGTCCTGGTAGACCTGCAACAGCGCGGTCGTGCCGATCCCGATGTACTGCCGCTGGCTCAGATCAGCCCACGGGAGCAGCGACCGGGCCGTGCCGATGAACTCTGAATTGGACAGCCGCACACAGCCGCCGAGCTTCTGAATCTGGCCCATCTTGTGCCGGATCAGGTTCGACATATTCACCCCGGCCCCGGTCTGGAGCGCGGTCGATTGCGTCGAGACGCCGGGCTTCAGCGCCAGGGAGAAGGGAATCAGGCTCATGTGCGCGGCGGCGTGGCAAGCGGCGTCGGCAAGTTCGGAGTCCACCCTGTTCCCTGGCCGCGCATCCTCTGCTCCTGCGCAATCGCGGACGCCAGGAGCGTCTGATACTGGCTCTCGTGCGACACCGACTGCTGCGGGTCCGACGACTGCGGCCCGTAGTTTCGCTCCAACCATCCCGTCAGGAACACCATCACCGCGTTCTCGAACAACTCCGGGTAGGTCGTGGACAGGTAGGTGGTCGGATTCACCGCGCTGATCGGCTCAGGCTGGAACAGGCCGGTGATTTCCGCCCGGTATGCGGCGTCCGGCGTCGGGGCCAGCACAATGGTATGGTCGTCCTGCATCGCCCACCAGCGCCCACGATACTCGGCCGCTACAGGCGATAAGGTCGAAGCCTGCGTCGGCCATACCGTGTCGATGAAATCCAGCGACGTCAGTTGATACTGGTAGCGTGTGCCCGCCGCGGGCAGCGTTGCCGCCGGCATCACCAGCGCCACACCCTCCGGCACCAGCACCGGCAACGGCGTCATGGCCGACAGGTCGATGGTGCGGGACCCGCTCACGGTCAACAGGCTGCTGTTCTGCGTCCTGGCACACAGCGGCGTCATCTCGCGATAGATGCGCCCTTCCGCGTAGCTCGTGCCTTGGGGGAACAGAACCTCGAAATCAGGCGGCACGTCCGTGTAGGGCGATGGACTTTGCGTTAGAGCGACGATTACCGCCTCGCGAATACTGTCCCAGGTTTGCGCCGCCACATCATGCCTCCCAAGCCCACAACACCGTGCCGGCCGCCAGGCTGACCGCCGAAA